GGATGATCCGGCTCAACATAAGCAATCACATGTGTTATATTTAACTGACGCTGGTGAATATACTGGTAATTTTGTGGCTTTACCTAACAATAGAGTTAGAGCAACAAATCCAGCTCTATGGCGAGTAGGAGAAGGTGCCCCGGACTTTTCTCCGAGCCAATGGGTACACTCAGCAGAGGGACATGAAAGTTATATGGATCCAAATATAACTTTTAATAATTTGTATAGTGATGGATTAGAAGAGGATTAATGGCAACATCAGGCAGTAAAGATTTCGAATTAGACGTAGCCGATTATGTAGAGGAGGCTTTTGAGCGTTGTGGCTTGGAAATGCGTACAGGTTATGATCTGAAGTCTGCAAACAGAAGTTTAAATTTGATGTTGGCTGAGTGGGCAAACAGAGGATTAAATCAATGGACCATAACCGAAAAAACTGTAACTATGGTCAAGGACACAAAAACTTATAATGTTGACAGCACTAACGCTACGGCACCGATAGATGTTTTAGATGTCTTCATTAGAGAGACAGTCAATACAGAAACTACAGACATACCTATGACAAGGTTGAGTAGAGCTGAATATGCCCATATAACTACAAAATCGACTACTGGTAAACCAAATCAATTTTTTATTAACAAACAACTTACACCGACAATATCAGTATGGCCTGTTCCAGACAAAAACAGTACCTATACAGTACACATGAACGTACTTACTAGAATGGACGATGCAGATGCGGGCGCAAATACACTGGATCTTCCGTTTCGGTTTTATCCCTGTTTGGCTGCTGGTCTTGCTTACTATATATCTATGAAACGTGCTCCTGAGAGAACCAACGTATTGAAAGCAATGTACGAGGACGAATTTCAAAGAGCTCTGTCACAAGATGAAGATAGAGCCTCTTTCAGAATACAACCGAATCTTAGGAGTTATAACAACGCATAATGGCTTTTGCATCAGGTAAATATTCTTACGGAATCTGCGACATAACTGGTTTCAGATACAAACTAAAAGATATGCGTAAGACTTGGGATGGTTTGTTAGTAGGACCTGATCAATGGGACGCAAAACATCCACAGCTCATGCCAAAGCCGAACACCCAGGATCCACAGGCAATAAGAGACGCAAGACCAGATGTAGTGGACGATAATTCAGCTTTTTTGGTTTATAGTAATGTAGGTGACGGAAAACTAGGCGCTGTTTTATCAACCTTTTCTGTTGCAACAAGTTTAGGTGAGGTTACAGTTACGACATGAGTTTTACTTACGGAACATTAAAAACAGCAATACAGGATTACTTGGAGGTATCGGAAACTACCTTTACCAATCAATTACCGACTTTTATAAAAGAGTCTGAAGATAGGATATTTTCATTCGTACAGTTACCCGATCAAAGAAAAAACGTACAAGGTAATTTATCTGCAAATAATAGGTTTTTAGCAACTCCTACGGATTTTTATGCTCCCATGAGTTTGGCTATTATAAATTCTAATAGTTACGATTATCTTGATTACAAACACCCGTCGTTTATCAAAGAATTTTCACCTGGCACAACACAGGGCACACCTAAATATTATTCTTTATTTGATGAAACTTCTTTTGAAATTTCACCAATACCGGACGCAGCCTATACTGTAGAGTTGCACTATTTAAACAAACCAGTCTCTTTAACCAATGGTAGTGACAGTGGGACGACGACGTTATCTTCGGATTACGCAGATGCGTTGTTGTACGGAGCTTTAGTAGAAGGAGCAATCTTTCTCAAAGAGCCGCCCGAAATCGTTGCTCAGTTTGAGGGGCGATTCAAGGAGGCGATAGCTCGTATGAAAAATATATCAGAAGGTCGTGGCACACGCGACGAGTATAGATACGATTCTGTCCGCATTAGCGTGACTTAATGGTATTAGAACATTTAGAAGGTAAAACAGTAGCACTAATTGGCTTGGGTGTGTCACAAGTCGATTTTGCAATAGGACTCGAAAACTCAAGAGAATGGGACGAAATATGGTGTATTAATTCAGCTGGTTTGGTTTATCCGGCTGATAGGATTTTTGCATTAGATCCAGCAAGTAGATTTTTTGACTCAGATGATGCGGGCAAGCAAACCAAAGCGATGATAAAACTCATGTCTGAATCTGATGTGCCAATATACACTTGTGAAGAAGATCCTAGAATAAAAAATCCAGTCAGATATCCTGTAGAAGAGGTATGCAACGCTACAAAATGCGCTTACATGAACAATACAGTAGCGTTTGCTATAGCATACGCTTTGTATAACAAAGTGGCTAGAATAGATTTGTTTGGTATAGATTTTTCTTACAAAGAAAATATGCACTTTGCGGAAGCGGGTAGAGCTTGTGTTGAGTTCTGGATAAGTAAATGTATGAGCGAGGACATTATTGTAGGTATAAGTGGTAGATCTACTGTTTTAGATTCCAATGTGCCAGCAACGGAAAAACTGTATGGCTTTCACAGACTAGACAAACCTTTGGTTGCAGTGCCCCATGAGGGCAGATTTATCATTGGGCCTTTTGATGAAATCAATAATCAATTAGAGGAATACGGCTTAAAAATAAACGAAGATGTAGTGCCTCCAGAGCCTTATAAGGGGTAATTATGACAAACCAAGGTGATTTTGTATTAGGTAATATCGAGGTACACTCCACAAAAAATAAAGGACACGATCCTGAGTTTTGGGCAGCGCAAGCTACAAAAAAAATTGTTAGCATATCGGATAACGCACCAGAACATATAAAGCAACAAGCTCTAGCTTTCCAAAACCAAGTTTATACTGTAATCTTATATACTATTAAAAACGCGATTAAGTCGCAAAATACGACTTACTCGAATATACTAAGTGAACAAGGCCATGAAGACATGGCTAAAATATTGAGGGAGCTATAATGGCAATATCATCGGCAATATGCACAAGTTTCAAACAAGAGTTGCTTGTTGAAGGACACAATTTTACGAACGGAGCAGACTCATTCAAACTAGCACTTTACACAAGTTCAGCTACTTTGGGTGCTTCTACAACTGTGTTTGTAACTACAGGTCAAGCATCTGGGACTAACTACAGTTCTGGTGGAAGCGCTCTTACGAATGTTACACCATCAACATCTGGCACTACAGCCATAGTGGATTTTGCAGATTTAACTTTTGGCACTGCAACAATAACGGCCAGAGGTTGTCTAATTTATAACACAACCAACTCTAACAAAGCGGTTTGTGCCATAGATTTCGGTGGTGATAAAACATCAACAGCTGGAGACTTTACAATCGTATTTCCAGCTGCAACGGCTACTGGAGCTATTATAAGATTAGCTTAGAGCGCATTGAGATATGCTAGAATTTATCTATGCCTCTAACCAAACTAAATTTTAAACCCGGAATCAATAAGGAAGAAACCGATTACTCCAATGAGGGAGGTTGGGTTGACGGCGATAAGATACGCTTTAGAAAAGGTCGGGTAGAAAAAATTGGTGGTTGGGAAAAATTCTCACCCTCTTCTATTATAGGCTCGGCAAGAGCACTACACTCCTGGATCTCTCTCGAAGGAACTAAGTATTTGGGAATCGGAACTACAAACAAATACTATATAGAGGAGGGTGGCACTTACAATGATGTCACTCCAATAAGAACAACTACTACAAACTCCACTACATTCGCCGCAGAAAACGGATCTTCAACTCTTACAGTCACAGACAATGGCCATGGTGCTGTAAATGGTGATTTTGTAACATTTTCAAGTGCTGTGTCATTGGGCGGTAATGTAACGGCGGCTGTGCTTAATCAAGAATATCAAATAGATACAGTAACGGGGACTAACACTTATACCATAACCGCAAAAGACACTGCTGGAACGACTGTAACTGCAAACAGTAGTGATGATCCATCAACAGGTGGAGGTAATGGTGGCTCTGCAACAGACTCGGTTTATCAGATTAACTCTGGAACAGAATTTTTTGTTGCCGCTACTGGTTGGGGTGTCGGGACATGGGGAGCCGGTGGCTGGGGTTCTTCGACGTCTCTGTCTGCTGTAAATCAATTACGTTTGTGGACACACGATAACTTTGGCGAAGATTTGATAATTAATGTTAGAGGTGGTGGCATATTCAGATGGAAAGAAAGCGATGGTACCTCTACAAGAGCTGTAGCCTTATCTGGCATCACAGGAGCAAATTTAGTGCCAACTGTTGGCTTACAAGTAATAACATCAGAGACAGACAGGCATTTGATAGTATTAGGTGCTGATCCTATTAGCGGTTCCTCAAGGACTGGTACTGTAGATCCCATGTTGATTGCTTTTAGTGACCAAGAAAACGCACTGGATTTTGAGCCACTTACCACCAATACAGCTGGATCTTTAAGATTATCTTCGGGATCTGCAATCATAGGTGGCCTAAAATCAAGACAAGAGATATTGGTGTGGACAGATACCTCGCTTTACTCAATGAATTTTATTGGTCCACCTCTCACGTTTGCAATAAATCTTATCAATGAAGGAGCTGGTTTGTTAGGCCCCAAGGCCGCTGTAAGCAGTCCAAGAGGTGTCTTTTTCATGTCCAAAAAAGGATTTTACTTTTATAACGGAGCTGTTCAGAAACTACCTTGTTCTGTTCAAGACTATGTATTCTCCGATCTTGACGAATCTCAAGCGTTTAAATGTTTTGCTGGATTGAACGAGGAGTTCTCTGAGGTATGGTTTTTTTACCCTTCATTAGCGGACAATGAAAATGAGATATCCAGATATGTAATTTACAACTATGAAGAGAATAGCTGGAGCATAGGATCT